TTTCCCATTTCCATAATTCCAATGGTTTTCCCCACTCATCTTTTCAAGACTTTTAAGTGAGTGCTTCTTCCCATAAAATGAGCCTTTGTATTTTACTTTCATTTTATCACAACCAACCTTAGTTCAGGATTGCCCTTCCATAATTGGTTAGGGGTTCCCCTGAGTTCACTGAGTTCATTCGACATACATTGCTATATGAAGCCTCTAATAAATAAAGGATTGTGGTAGCCGCCTGCCCGGTCTCCGCAGTTATGCTAATCAAAGCGGGAGCATTCAGTATTCCCATAGGCTGCGCTGCGCCAGTCCCGTTGATAAGGATATTGTCCATTGTCCAGGCGAAAGCATCGCTGAAGCAAGCAGTCAAGAGAGGCTGCAAGCTAATGGGGGAGTCCTCCAATACCTGATTGGATGTATAGGCCAGTCCTGCCAGTTCGTGCAGGGTCAAAGTGACCTGTCCGAACTTGGGTTTTGATTCGGTCTTAACCGCTTCCTCTCCTACCCAATAGAGCATTATCGAGCCGTGGATATATCCGCCACTCCTGTCAACTGCCTTGATGTAAGGCATGGTCAGCGAATTAACCGACATGGGAACAGCCATACAGCGGCCCATAAGGTTTGACTTCTCCTCGGCTAATTTGAGAAGCTGGGCTCGGAATTCAACCGGGATCAAAAAACCTCCCTCTGAATCCACCTCGCTAGTCAAGCCATCCCCGGCAGCCTTCACCTCAAGAGCAACCAGTCTTTTGTCTACATTCCTTGGATTGATTTCGGCTTTGGCAACTGCCTGAGCAAACTCGGCGAAGTTGTAGAATCCACCTTTAGGGTCTCCCTTATCAGTAGGGTCAACGTCTCCTGTAACCTTTTTGTCATCTACCGGCTTGGCTAATTTCTCTACCTTGCCGTCGATTATCACACCCACTTGTTCAGTGGAAAGACCGTGTTCTTTTACTGCATCAGCAATAAGTTTGTTGAGTTCTTCTTGTGTTAGTTTCATACATAGTTCACCTCCGTGAAGTTACTTAGAAGCAAACTATCTTTTATCTCAGTATCTCCAATAGCGTGTTCCCCATCTGACGCCTGCATTACCGGCCATCTCCGATGACTACTGTGCACTATCTGATAACTCAAGATCCAGATAGTTATTTTCCTGTCTTGATAAGTTCTCTATCTCTTTCTTGGCTTTCTCTACGCCAGCGTTTTTCAATAATCTTAGTCTTTTCCAATTTAGGTATTCCATACCAATGCCAATTAGAAATTTTCAAACATAAAATTAAAAACTCTTTTATCGAAAGGTCACGTTTAGCATAGTTACATTTAGCACACACAAACTGAAAATTTTCTATATTATCGCTACCACCCTGCTTCTTAGAAATAATATGGTCTATATGAGTATCACTATTATATTTGAGTTTATCCCCACATAGTGTACATTCACCATTTTGTGCTTGCCATACTTCGATTAAACTATTTACTGAAACATGATAGCGTGAAGCTCTACCTTCAAAAAAACTTCTATTTCCGTACATTAATCCCTCTCTATTTTTCTCCTGAAAAACCGATATTGATATTGGGACTAAAATTTTTCTTGATCTCTTAGTTCTCTTTCTAATAACAAGTAATGACTCATTGCATCGATCGATAGTTTCACCTGTTTTTGTATTTAACCAATATCGATTTTCCACTCGATACCTCCAATTTCGGAATAGTCATTTTCCTGTTATTCTCTTCCATTCTTCTCTATCATTTATCCATTTTACAATTTCATCTAATTTATCTCTATTCTCTATCGCCTGCCATAATGCTTGTAGAGCTGTAGCCCAAGTATCTCCTGTAACTGTCCAACCATTGCTCTTATTGAATGTCTTTAGTACCTCTTCAAAATCCCTCTTTACCTTCTCCATTTCTTCCTCCTTTTCCTGGTGGAGCGAGCTGGAATCGCACCAGCTTCCTAGATAGCCCACCTCCGCTTATCTTAGTTGAACGGTATATGCATGGGCTACCCAGTCGACCTATATCTCGCCCCGGTTATTCTAAATTACTTCTCTATCTATCATTGGATACTCCTTCATTTATCCCACCTTCCCCCTCATCTTCGATATCCTCTTCTCTATCTCCTCGCCTATTTTGTCTATGTTATTCTTCAGAGCTTCCTGGATTATCCCAGTCAGCTTGTCTGGGTCAACGTCAACCATATTAGGGTTATCCTTGACATCCTTGCCCCCGTTGTCGACTTTACTGTCCTTATCTACCTCCAGCTCGAACTCCTCCCTCTGCGGGGGCTCCGTAGCCGTCAGAAGAGTCTTCAGCGGAGGCACGGCGGCCTCCATCCCCGCCAACGCGTCCTGGATGAGCTTGCGGTTCTTGGCCGACAGGACGCGGCCTTCCTTGAGGGATTTGAGCTTCTCTTCCACCTTGTTTAGTTGCTCAGTCAGCCTGTCAAAGAGCTCTTTCATAATCCCTTGTTCTCTATCCGTCTGCTCCGGTTCTTGTAATGCTCTTATTGTATCCCACCAAGAAGGCATTTTATCATCATTTATCTTCATAGCTTCTTTGTAAACTGTGGTATCTTTAACCCAAATATCTATACATACTAACTCTTCTGGTAAATACTCCCTAAACTCAGGAGGCTCCTTGTCAAACAGCTTGTAAGTCTTGACCAGGTGATTATAGATGCCCCTCCTATCACTGCTGGGCACATTCACCCCGCCCCTCGCTCCGAACAGCACCGCCATAGCGGCCGCCGCCGCCCGCCAGACCGCCTTATGCCCGCTAGCCTGGTGGTGGGGCAATTTATATGCGCCCTTCAAATCGGGGTTCTCGGAGTCGAACCAGCAACACATCACCTTGAGGTCACTGACCTCCGCCTCCCTCACCTCTTTCGGCCCGTTCCAGGGAGCGCCCTCGTCTGCCTTGCCGGTGTCGCGGAAGGGAATCACGCCCTTATCTATAGGTTGGTCTTTCCCATCTTCCAACTCAATCACCTCCCCTTTACCACTCTCATCACACCCAGAGCCAGTTCCGTCCAGTAGTCCATCTTCATTAAAATATAAGTCTCTTTCTCTTATTCGTATTTTTGTCGTTCCGGTATCATATTCATCTATCTTAACTGTTCCCAATATAGCATCCTCAAACTGTTGAGGACTGATATAACCCTTCTCCTTGAGCTTATTTAGTCCCTTAATAGTGGTTTGTTTTAGTTTAATAAACTCGCCGTCTACAATCTTCCCTTCTAATTCCTTGTCGGGAGGCGTATATTCTCCAGCAAGAGCGAGTTCAATTAGCTCCTCTAAAAATTCCCATACATCATTATCCTTCTCGGGCGGCATAATTTCATTCCACCTTTCTACAACTTCACTAATTAGCTTCCCGTGATCCGCCATCCACTTCAGCGCCTTCGCCCGCGTCCACCCCTTGTCCTTCATAAAGACAAAGGTGATTATCTTCTTGCAGTCTATGCAGTAGATTCCCCGAATTCCCTCTTTAGCGCTGACGGTGATCCAGCGGATCTTGTGACCCTTGTGCTTGCCCTCCTCGCCCTTCGCGGGAATGCGGATATACTCGTCCGTCTCCTCGATCTTGGAGATCGCCCGTTTTAGAATAAGGTCAGGCTCGCCATCCCACTCGCAGGAGGTGCAGGTAAAACCGTCCTCCCTGTTCTCCATCACCAGCTCCCCGCACTCGGGGCATATCTTGTCTATGAGAGGCCAGTCGTCCTCTATCTCCTCATATACTGTCTTGACACCCTCTATCTCGATAAACTCCTTAATATCCTTCTTTAGTTTATCGCTCTTTATCAGCCCCTTCTCCACCATCTGGGTCAGGGCCTCGGGATTGGAGGGAATCATAACAGCCGAGTATTCTAAAAGCTCCCATTTTTTATAAGTCCGTCTAATTCTTGTATCTTTTTCCCCTTTCCCTTCTTTTGGGGGTTTCCTTTCCTCGGGAGGACTCTCTTCCCATTTCAAAGGAATGAAACCGATGCTCCAAGCCTTCATGGCCGGGCCGGTTCCCGCCACGCTGTCGGTATAAAGATGGAAGACCTCATCGGCAAAGGCGTGCTTCAGGAATACGGTCTTGGCCAAGAGCCCCTTATCGTCTTTCTTGACCCAGATATTCTTGGCCACCGGGAGACCCCGGTAGTCGTGCCCGTACGGGACGACCGGGTTCTTCCGGTAGTGGGTCAGGATGGCGCCCTTCGGCTCTATCACTTCATTATCCCTGTCCTTGGCCGCCGTGTTAATATAGCTGGTCACAGACCTCTCGTCCTTGTCCACATCGGCCTTCTCGGCTATAATACCCTTCCTTACAAGCTCCAAGTCGTCAACCTTAAGGTCATACTCTTTTGCCAGGGCCTCGGCCCGCTCGGGGTAGATATCCTTGAGTTTTAGGCGCTCCGTTATTAAGTCTCTTTTCATTATTAAGTCACTTCCTTTATTTGATTCATTGTTTGCAATTTCCTTAATTGATGACATTCTTCGCATAAAGTTATACCATTGTTTATATTCCAGAGTTCCTCACAATTCATAGCCTGTTCAAAAGTTCTAATGTCATTAATTTCCATAATCAGAGCGAAAGGCATCAAGTGATGAGCATTTAACTTACCGCTTCTGCGACGACCACACTCTCGACAAATAAAATCATCTCTCGTGAATACATCTGAACGCCATAAACGATAACGGAAACTAGTTCTAATAAGTATATGCAAAGGAGTAAGTCCTCCCTTGGAATTAGCTTTCCCTATTTTCCGTTTTGTAATATCAGAAACCGTGTGACCCCTTAAACCCTCACTTATCCTTAGTTTATGGAGTTGCGGAAAGGTCTTATTCTTTTTGGTTTCGCTCATTTTTCTTATTCGCTTATCGGTCTCTTTAGTTAAACCTTTAGCCCAACTACGGTAACCTACTTTCTTTATGGGAATGTCATAAAACTTACACCACTTCGATAATGTATTAGGTGAGATATTTAATTGTCGGCTCAATGGTTTTATCCCTAGATTTTGGTAAATTAAGAAATGCTCTAATATATGTTTTCCCAACATTTCTTTTTTATACAATTAAATCATCATCTCCTAAAATTCTCAAAATAATCCCATACGCGCTTTGCGTCCTTGCCATCGAACCGCAGCCACTCGTCCCCGCTGAAAGAGACGCACACGATAACCTGGCCCTTGTGCGCCCTTATCATGTTCCCGGACGCTGTTTCCCTGCTGATATGCGACACCTTCTCAGGGTCAAGCAGGACTTCATCATCGCCACGCGGGAATCTGATTAGTTTCATAATGTCCTCCATATCATCAAATTAGTGACAGGCAGTCCTCGTTGTGGATTGTGTCAAGTTGCACTTTATCCATTCTTTACTAGTCCAAGTTTTGTGATATTTTTCTTTCATCACAAAGACCAGCCAGAGTTGTTCCCAAGTCAATGTAGTATGATAGGATTTCTTTTGGTGATAAGCTTCCATTGACATATCTTCCTCAAAATTACATAGCCAGTTCATAAACTTATCTAATTTAATGCTTTGGTGAAGCCATGTCATTCCACAATTACAATCCACGGGTATCATCTCCTGCAACTGGTCTTGACGAGGGAGCCAGATACCTCCTTTTAGAAATGTGGTTACTGGATTGGGTATGCAATCAACCTCTCTCGCAAAATCAACAATACCATGATTAAAATACCAATCAGCACCTTTCCCAACCCATAACCTCTGTATCTCTCCCGCCTTCTTACACATCTCAATATATTTTTTGGTTGTATCCATTATTTTCCCCCTCTTTTTCCCCACTGCTTTATTGCCTCACATTCAGACCATATCTTGGGGACGATGTATCCGCTCTCCTCCTCCGGGGGCACGGCAGGCCAGCCCCTCTCGAAGATGGCTCTTCTGATAAATCGAATCAAGGCTTTATATATGCCCTTAATAAATCTTATCTCGTAATCCTGTGTCTCCTCAACAATTTCCCATTCACTAGGATCTGTACTATCAGGAATCTTTGATTTTATTAGCATATCTTCTTCTCTCATCCTTCTCCTCCTTTTACTCAATCTTTCATTAGAAGCGCACAGCAGTATAAAATGGTAGCAATATTGAAACTAATACCGTAACCCCATGGAATACCTACTACTGCAAAAATAAAACCAGCAATTATAGCACATAATCCTAATATTCAAAATACAGATGTTAATTTTCTCATTTTTGTTCTCCTTTACTTCTTCAAAACCGCCGTAATTGTGCACCTGCAGTTCGGCTCGCCGGGTACCATTAGCCCATTGGAGAACGCCTTCTCCAGCCCCACCGTCTGCCCGTTCATCGCCGCGTGCTCGGGCCTCACCCTCTCATCCCCCGCCGTCAGCCAGGTCTTCTTCTCCACCACTCCCGACTGCCTGAAAGCCTCAAGCGCCCCCTGGTTGCTGGCGGATATGGTCTCAGTCCTTGAGATGAGTTGCGCCCTGTACTTGTTGCACCCCTCGAACACGCCCTGTACCCTCTTCCTCAACTTGGGGATGCTCTCGCCTATCTTTACCCCCTCTCTTAAAGTTAGCTTTATCGAGTCCAGTGTAGTTCCGTTGACGCTCGTTGAAAACATCTCCAGTCTCTTACCCAGCCATCTCTGGACTCTGGGATTGGCCATGTCGAAGTCAATCCCCGTCACCAGGTCGGCCATCTCGGCCCTCCCGACCTCCTCCAGCCCCCCTCCGATGCAGGGCTTGCCCTGCTCGGCGCCCCGCTTGGT